TTTACCTGTTTGGTGTAAGACATTGCTCTAGCTAGTGCTTTTGTATAACGAGCAGAAAGCGAATCGTATAAATTATCCTCCATCGCTTCTTCTGTAATACTAAAGCCCATCGCTATAGTTTCGTGGTTGTAACGTGCTGTGTAAGTTTCTTGTGCTGAATCATAACTGATTGCAGAACCTTCATTCTTAACAGGAGCAGCATCAAATCCACTTAACTTCACCTCTTCCTCAAAAGAACGATCAGAGTTTTCTGTTTCGTAGATAGCTGTGTGCTCATCGTCATAAGACGTATATTCATCGCCAAAGAGTGCATTCAATCCCGGAAGCAACTCTTTTAGCATTTGTGCTCTTGAAATAGCCATTTATTTACTCCCTTTAAACACCTGTGGTGTTGTCATATTGATGCCCTGCATTGAATTTAACAATAACATCTGTGAAAGCGTCACCAACTGAACTGTCAGGACCATCAACAAAGTCGATAATTCTGAGAGGAAGCGTAGCAGTTGTAGCAGCAATAGTTGAACTATCGACAGCGTTTTTACTACGTCCAATGTCCGTTGAACCTGCGGTCTGAACAATCGCTACATTATTACCTATAGCTGTTTGAGCCAAAGAGTCATCTCCTTGCATTCTCATCAAGACATTAGGATCATCTAACACATAAGCTTTTATATCACTAGCAACCGTAGAAGCAGGATAAAACTGCGAAAATGTTAATTGTTTTGTAGTCGGATCAGTATAAGAACAACCCATAAAAACACCTGTAGGTGTTAATGAAGTAGTTCCTGTATCTTTTTCTATAGTTCCAGCAGAGACTGTTTTTACAAAGTCTCCGTAGAATATAGCGGTGCCATAGTTACTGGCTATCTTTAAGTGTCTAACTTTTCCTGTAAAGGAACCACTAGAACTTAATGTGCCAATAGGCTCTGCACCCATAGGAGTTGCCGTTGAAGACATAATTTTTTCTCCGATTAAATTAAATAAAGCACAATTAAAAATTAATTGTTGCCACCAAATTTAACCTTCGTAGTTCTTTCTGGTCTTAGTAAAGGCATACGAGGGTCATTTTCTCGTAGATAATTTCTATCAACACCTTCCATTTGTTGCTGTGCCATGTCCTCATAGTATTTAGTTCTTTTTTGCATTGTTTCTTCAGGGGCTTTACATAGCAATAAACCACCTATTTCAATGTTTCCTTTAGCTGCAAAATGTGATCCATAATCAGATTGTATTTTTAGTTCAGGATGTTCTTCAGCTATAACAGGTTCCCAACCTTCACGAAAACGTGTTGATACGTTTATGTTGTCGGATTCTCCTACTGTTGAAGTTCTAACCCATCTAAAAACCCAACCGTCTTGCGGTTCCGGTATCGGCAAAAGGGATTGAGGTACAAAAGCATCATTTGGACGAGTATCGTCTTTTCTTTCATCTACTTCTCTAGGTGCACGCTTATCGACTACAGACTCTTCTGTAGATTTATCTGTGTCGTTTTCATATATATCAGACATTAAATTTTCTCCTTTATGAGTTCTTTAGCATATCTTTCTGGACTAATCCCAAGACGCTTTGCGAGAGCGACTTGAGTTGAAGTTAACTGCACTTTGCGGGGTTTGCTACCATTATTGCGATTAGATGGTGCTACTACCGATTGTGTATTTCTGGGTGTCGCAGTTTCAGCAACTTCGTTGCTTTCTTCAGGTGTTTCCACCCCGAAATAATCAGGGAAACGAATTCGCATACGCTTATCCACTTCCTCATAATACTTATCAGACTGTGGCGATACACCTTCTTTAGTTACTAAAGTTTCGTGTATTCCATACGCCAACGCAGTCATTTCTTTTTGATCATCTGAACCAAACCATGAATTGTTTTTTAACCAAGCAACTGCTTTAGGGTCTATTGTTGGTGGTTGTTGTGGTATTGGTTGCTGTTGTGTAATTGGCTGTTGAGGGGCTTGTTGAGGAGCCTGTTGTGCTCTTGCCCTTTCTACTGCCAAATGATCTTCTGCAACTTTTAATTCTTGTTGAGCCTTCAACATATCATTAGTTGCATTAGTTATTTGTTCTGTATCACCTGACTCATGTGCAGCCATGTGATTTCTCTTGGCTTGATCAAGTTGTGCTTCAGCCTTTGCTTTAACTTGTTGCATCAACGCACTTTCGCCACGTTGTACTAAAGCTGATAATCTTCTATTTTCTTCAGCTTGTTGTTTAGCAAAACTAACAGATTCTTCTCTTAGTTTTTCTGCGGCTTCTTTTGCACGTCTTTCTTCGTGAAATTCGTATTTTAATTTGTTAATACGTTTTTTTACACGTTCATCAACGCCATCTATTTCTTGTTCTATTTCAGCTTGATCTGCTTGTTTTTGTTCATCAGAACGAGGTGTTTTTCTGTCAGCCTCTGGTCTGTCATCTACAATTTCTACATCAAACTCTTCAGAAGTATCATCTGAGACTACAGTATTTTTTATGCCTAAAAACTTCTCTTCTTGCGAATGAGGTTCTTCTTGCACTATATCTTCTACTGGTTCTACTGTTTCAAATTGCTCTTCTGCGTACTCTTCGTTTGTACTCATGCTTTAACCACTCCTCTTGGGTCTTCAACAACGGCTTCAACGCTGTCATCGTTTATTAATCTAAATTCTTTGCCGTGTACTAAGAATCTAGTACCGGTATAAGAACGCATTATTATCCAATCGCCTTCTTTGCAATAAGCACCGTTAGGAAATCTTTGCTTATCTTTATAGGCATCCGGACCTAATTTCATTACAAATCCACATATAGAGCCGAGAGATTCTCTTTCAACATAAGCAGAGGCTTTAATTATTCCTCCTTCTGTTTTCTCTTCTGCTTCGGGTAATGCAATTAATATTCGATAACCAGAGGGTTCTGGTAATTGTTTTGCTGTGGGTTCCTTTTTTTCTTCGGTTTTAGAAACCTCTATTTCTTTTGCTGCTTCCATATTTTTATTTATTGCACAGGTTAAGGACCTGCGACCTTTGCATCCTTATGATGTTTCTTCTGCTCTTTCTAATAGATCAAGTAAATCACGTTCAGCTAAAGCTAAACCTGCAATGATTCCAATCATATATCTGTATTCACCGTAGTCTTTATAACATCAGTATGATTATTCATCTGCTCTCTAATCATATTACGTAAAGCATCGGGAAAGTTATCTATTATTATTTCGCTGCTCATTTTTCTTTATTTAGAATATCAGATGCAATCTTCTCACCAATTTTTGCACCTTCTATTTTCTCTTTGCTACTTATCTCTGCTTCGTCTGTAGCAAGTCTCGCAGCTATATTAGCACTTGTTATTCTTTCTTGTGAAGCTAATCGTTCTAGTTCAGTTCCAGCAGTTATCTTAGATTTTTGTAAATCTGCAACTATCTTCTGAGCATCTGTTTGCATTTTAGCTTTAAGTTGTGCTTCTCTAATATCTAATTCTCTGTCACGTTGTTGAATAACAGGGTCTTTAAGTTTTTCTTGTACTTCTTTTTGCCTTTCTTCAGCTATGTCTTTATGTAAGACTCGCTGTGCCGCTTCAGATACTAACTGAGACAATCGTAATTCGATGTCTTCTGGTAGTGGCTCATCAGGTGGTGGAAGTGGCACACCGAGTTGATCTTCTATTTCTTTTCTGTATTGGAAAGCAAGATGTTCAGTAACGTGTTCAGTAAATGCTCCTAATATTGCATTAGCATTTTTACTTTGACCAATCATTTTTCTAATCTTAGGATCATCAGCCATAGCCATGTGTACTCTTATATGTGCTTCATGGTCTTGGTACAAGAATGCTTTTACAGGTTTTTCATTTAGCATATTCATATTTTCAGATACAGGATTAGTAGGCTCTATATCTTCTTCTAGTGGAACTATACTTTCTGGATCACGTATACCTAGTGTTTCTAGCATCTGTCTATGCAGTTCTGCCATGTTATACATTTGTGGAGACTGTTGAGCAAGCTGTAAAGCTGCTTGATACTGCATTATTCTTTGTGCCGTTGTTGAAGCATTAGGGTCAGATACTGGTATTACATCTACTTCATCATCAAAATCACTTGGTAGCAGTTCTTGTCCCTCAATTTGATAAGGATATTCAGTTGGACCAAAATCTCTTATAATTCCTGAAAGAATATTCAATTCTTTCTTCATAGAAGCGTGTATTCTAGCTTGAACAGACCCCATAACCTTCATAGAACGCTCTAAAATGGCTAAAGTTGTTCCTACAGGGGCTTGATTATTCATATCAGCCACTTTCATGTCCGCTACAGACGCAAATCTACGTCCTTCTTCAACTAAATTGTCTAATAATTGATATAAAACGCCTGAAGGCTCTTTATATGGTAAAAAAGTTATATTATCTCGTATTGCACCACCCGGAACGTCCACATCTCTGAACTCACCCGGCATAATTGGCGTATCATCGCCTTTAATTCGCAGTCCTCTGGACTTTAAACCGCCCGGAAGGTTAGAAAGTGTGCCTGCATCTACTAATTGTCTTAATAAACTTGTTGCAGACTTTGCAATTCCACCAATTAAGTGTATTAAACCAAAACCATAGAATCCTAATCCCGGTAAATATTGGTAATGAACAAAATGTTGTCGAGACATTTTCTGTTCATCTTGTTCATACCAATTTCTCCTTATAGAAAGGATTTTTCGAGACGAAAAATCTATCGTAACTATGTAAGGTAGTGCTATTCCAGTAGGCATTCCGTCTTTTAAGTCCGGAAATTCCTCTAAATCGAGGTCAACCATCATTTCTAACAAGGTATGTCTATTGTCATAGTCATAACTAGTGCTGTCACCAGTCAATTTATTGTACTTTTCTTGTATATCGCTTAAATCTTCTGAGGGTGTAGAGAGTTCTATGTCTCTATAGAAGCCATTTACTTGTAATTTCCTAACTTCGTTAGGAGTTTTCTTCATAATGTGCGTAGCACGTTCGCAAGTTGTTAGATCGGAAGCACCATAACTCACTACAAAGTCTTCAGCAGGTACAAACATAGAGCATGGTCTATTCATACTAGGATCAAAATAGACTTTTCTAAAAGCAGAACCCGCTAGAGGCAAATTAAATAGCAATTTTTCTGTCTCTGTGCGATATTCAGTCATTCTATCTGTTAAAAGATAGTTCAAATAGTCTTTAACACGGGTAGCTTGTTGCTCTTTTTCTCTTGTTATTGTGCCAACAACCTGAGTTCTGACCGGTCCTTTAGGTGGAAACACTTCAGTTATGGCTTGTGCCTGAAACCTTACTACTGCTTCCGTCAATAATGGATGAAAAACACCACAGGCACCGTCCCAAGGGGTAGTTCTATCCTCAATTTTTAGTCCTAATTGATCTAAACCCTTTATATATGTTTCTTCCCAATCTGATCTTGAGTCTTTGTCACTTATATAGTTAGAAACCAAGTCAGAAGCTAACTCATCTAGGCTAGAGTCTTGCATAAACTCTGCTAAATTGTCGTTAAAATTATCTGTAAAATCTACAGCGTCAGGGTCAAAGTCTATAAGCAGACCTCCATCTTCTGTTTCTATAGCTACCTCTTCAGGATTAGTAACCAAAATTTCTAATGGAGTGCTCTCCACTATAGCTTCAGGTGTTTTTAACGGATTGTCTGCCATTTATTTACCTAGATTTTTTTTTAACAACTTTGGGTTTCTTTTTTTTCTTAGGTGCTACTCCGCCTACCCAAGCTTCATTGACATCTTCAGTTGATTTATCATCAGCTATAAATTTGCCCTGTTCAGTTCTTGCTCTTGCGGGTTCTACTATTTCTACAGATTCAACAGCTTCTCTGCTTTCTTTAATTGCTTTTTCAACAGCAGCTACTTGCTCTTCTTTTTTAAGAATTTGCTCTGTTTTTTTAACTGTCTTTCCTGTAAAGAAAGATGATACTTTTGCCCAAAAACTCATTTTTGCTCCTTTTAATAATAATCTGCTCTTGTTCCTATAAACTCTTCCTCTTCTTCGTCAGAATATAAAGGAACAAACCCACCTTGACGAAATCTCAACAACGCTTGCGTTGAAGCATCTACCAAGTCATCGTGCTCTCCACTTGGAAAAGCAGCGAATTCTTCTATGACTTCCTCAGAGAATCTCTTCTCTGGTGCCCATACTATACCTGAAGCAAATAAATCAGCTACAGCGTTAACTCTTGCTATCTTATCATTACCCCGACTAGGGGTGTATTCTGAAACCGGTATACCCATTTGTCTTAATTCAAATATCAATGGCATTCCCGCAGCTTTACCTTCAACTATAAATGCGTCAGGTTGCCACTCTTTCCAATGATCAAATGCTTTCTTTTTTAGTTCAGGAAACTCCATACGATCCTTAAAAGCATCAAGTAATATTACGTTGGGTTCTACAACTCCAGTTCCTTCACTTTCGTTATAAAAGACTCCCCATGTCGTACAGGCTGAATAGTCTGCACGTTGAGTCTTAAGAAAAGCTGTGTCCCAAGACTGTATTATAAATTCACATTTTGGTGGTTCATTATATTCCCAATTCTTCCACCACTCTCTTTTAACAATAGCACCCTCTTCTGAGGTAGGGTCTTGTTGATACTGAGCAGACCATTTAGCTACCGGTAGTTCTGCTCTTAACTTTTTTAATTCTTCTATGTCCCAAAACTCTTGCCACAAGCTTTTACCAGATGGAAGTATTGCCGGAAACTCTATAACCTCCCAATCATCAACACCGGCTCTGCTTTCCTGTGCCTTAAGTATTTGTCCTGTTAAATCTCTTTTGTGCCAGCGTGTCATTACAATGACTATAGACCCGCCGGGTTGTAAACGCTGTCTTGGTCCTGAAGTATAGTATTCGTATACTCTATCAAATACAGAGGGGTCGCCACTCTGTCCTTCTTGTTCTGAATGCGGGTCGTCTATAATTAGGACATCTGCACCTTTACCGGTTACCGCACCGCCAACACCTATCGCAAAGTATTCGCCACCTTTATTTGTATTCCAACGTCCAGCAGCTTTAGAGTCAGACTGTAAAGCTACATCAGGGAATACACTCTTAAAGTCTTCCGACCCTACTAAGTTTCTGACCTTACGACCAAAGCCTACCGCTAATTCCGCCGTGTGTGCGATCTGAATGATTTTCTTTTCTGGGTACTTACCCAAGTACCATGCCGGTAGTAAATAAGACGCAAACTCTGATTTAGTGTGTCTAGGCGGCATATTAATAATTAGCCGTTTTAGTTCACCCCTAGCTACACGGTCAAACGCATCAGCCATCTTTGTATGATGATATCCTTCAATAAAAGCAGACCATATATGTTTAACAAAGGGTAAGAAGTTATCGCCACACTCCTGTCTGTTCTTAGACTGTTCGTACTCTTCCAATAAAGATAAAAACCTTTTCTGTTCACTAACAGGTAGTTGTTTGATTTTATCTAAATAAGGATTTGTCAAGTTAGCCCCCACAACGTTTATAGATTTTTACGACTACTAGGAGAGCAATCATATTGTGGTGGTTATGAGGGCTATGGGGTTAACATTGAGCGAAGTTGCCCAAGATTTTATACATATTAAACACCTTCTCATGTTCGTCAAGTGTTTTCTTCTAAATTTTTCATGCGGCTTCTAAAGGCATCCATGTCCCGCAGCCACTCTTTTTTCTTTTCTTCGGTGGTCATGTCCTCGCTCGAAATTTTTTTTTCCACCACTATGTCCGTCTTTTGTTCGGGCGGGGCAGTTTTATGAATGACTTTAGGCTTAACAGGTTCTGGTGTTATTTCTTTCTTAACTAAGGGAGAGTTCCTAGTAGACATCATAGTACGCCAACGTTTAGGTTGCATAGTGATCCATCCGTCCTCATGGAGCCGTTTTACGATAGCATGAATGGTAGACCTAGAGCTGACCCCAACTCGGCTCGCTATGGCTTCTAATGACGGTCCACAATGATTTTCCGCCCAATAGTCTTCTATTGATTCTAATACTAATAATTGCCTTGGTGTCATAACATATATACCCCTATTCTCCGGTACCTTGAACGTTTTCCATACATTATACGAATATTAATAGCATATATGCAAGCCTAACGAAAAAAAGAAGGGGGGGTACTTTCA